GGGCCCCCGGCTTCCCGGGCCCCCCGGGCCCCCCGGGCCCCCCGGGCCCCCGGCTTCCCGGGCCCCCCGGGCCCCCCGGGCCCCCCGGGCCCCCGGCTTCCCGGGCTCCCCGGGCCTCCACTTCCGGGTCCTCTGATTTGCTTCTGTTGCAAAAACACGTTGACGGTTCTTCTCCTGTAGTCTTAACTCTCCCCGTTCGCTGCTTCCTCCATGCAGGCTCCCTGATCGGAGGAGGAGAGGATCCCGCAGGGCCAGACGGCCCCGGGGATCGGATCCCGGGAGGCATCGGACCCTTAACCTTATGGGTCATGGAATAGACACCGCCCGCGACTTCCAGCTTGGTCTGGAACAAGCGTGGCATCGGCTCACCCGGGTTTTCCCGGCGTTGAGCCGGGAGATGCTCCCGGAGGTCATCCGGGTGCCTCTCTCCTACACGTTGCCGGATGGATCCATCCGGCAATGGGACAAGGTGACCGTGCCGGTCACCGCTGACGACGGCCTCCCGGTGGGAGTCTCGTCGGAGGACTCCTACACCACATTTGGTCCCCGTGATGCATGGGACCATGTGGCCGAGGTGCTCGAGGGCACCCGGTACACGGTCAGCAGCGCGGGCATGATCTTCAACAGGAGCCGCTGGTTCCTGTCGGTCGATCTGGACGAACTGCGCGAGGTCAGCCGGAAAGGCGAGAAGTTCAATCTCGTCTGGTCCGGTGGGCTGGCCAAGAACCAGTCCCCATCGTGCGACCTGTCCCACTTCCGGGCAGTGTGCGCGAACACGGTCGCCGTGGCCCGGCAGTCCGGGCAAGGGCTGTTCACCGCTCGCCTCACGCGGTCGTTCAACTCACGGTTGGACGCCGCCCGGAGCGAGATCGAGAAGGCGGTCGGCATGGCCGGAGTCTTCAACCGGACGCTGCAGTCGCTGGAAGCGACCCCGGCGTCTGTGGACGCAGCTCGCGAGGTCTACGCGGGCGAGCTGGTGGGCGCAGGTGCAGACCTGCGCAGCACCCGGGCAGGCAACCTGCTGGACGGCCTGCTGGGCACGTTCCAGCGCGGGTTGGGCAACGAGGGGCGCACCCGTGCGGACGTCCTGAACGGCTTCACCCAGACCCTCGGGCAGGGTGCCACCGGCAGCCGGTCCACTCGCGACCCGTTCGCGTCATGGGTGTCGTCCGAATTCGGAGGGTTCTCCAATCGGAAGGCGGCCTTCGCCTCCGCGATCTCCACCCAGTCCGGGTGGGACCGCCTCACCTCTGCCGGGCGCGAGGCCCTCGCGGACGCCCGACGGGGAGCGGTCACGGTGTGATTCTCCTCCTCATCCTGCTCCTCGCGGTCCTCGTGATCGCGGACGCGAGGACGAGGTGACCAGCAGCAGCGCGGCCCCGGGCGAGAGCCCGGGGCCTTTTGCTTTTGGTGCTTGACCGTCCCCGGGGGGTCCTGTAGAAGTGACGCCGTCCGGTGGGGATCCCCACCCCACCGGGCAGGAACCAAGAGGGGGAGAGCCGGGGAAGGTCCGGCACCTGTACGATGAAGACCAAGACGGTGAAGGGGGGCCTGTTGCCCCAACTAGTGGTGGCCCTCGCCAACAAGCGGGCGACAGCGGCAGCGGCAGCAGCGGCAGCCGCTGAGGTGAAGCGGTTGGCTGAGGAGATCGGCCTCCCGGCGGAATCGGTGCTCCTGCGGGACGAGGAGCGGGCGGTGGAGGTTGCGTGCCTCTGGACCGAGCGATCGGTCCGGGCGATTGACGCCCGGGTAGACACCTTCCACACCTACAAGGTGACGAAGGAGGGCTGAGCTACCCTTCCCTGAGCACGGCCCCCGGGTGACCCCCGGGGGCCTTTTGTTTTTGGGGCTTGACCCCTTCCCGGGGGTCCTGTAGAAGTGACGCCGTCCGGTGGGGATCCCCACCCCACCGGACAGGAACCAAGAGGGGGAAGGCCGGGGAAGGTCCGGCAGTACTGCATGAAGACCATCGAAATCGTCCGGAGGTTCGCCTCCATGGCCGAGGCCGTAGAGGCCACCGGCTACGACCTCAGCTACAACCCCCGGGACGCCCGGGGGTACATCAGCCGCCTCGACAGCGGCTGGCGCGGGATAACGCTTGCCAGCGTGTTCGTCGATCAGGACAACGTCCTCCGGTACGTTGTCCGCACCGAGGACAACGTCCTCGTCATGCACGCCTTCGATCCCTTCTTCGGGGGGATCAGCGACAGCCCGTTCGAGGTTTACGGGCCGGTGAAGGGTGGCCTGAACTCCTGCGTTACGACGGCGGAACGGCTGATCTACGTCAGCCGGATGCCCAAGAACAACCACACCCGAGAGCTGGTCTCACGGCTGGGGTTGGTGGCAGCCTGATCGCCTTTCCCCTGAGCACGGCCCCCGGGTGACCCCGGGGGCCTTTTGCTTTCCCCCTCCGGGGCCTCCCCCCGGTACCCTCCCCCCCGGTACCCGCCCGGAGGCCTTCCCCCCGGGGGGGACCCCTCCCCCCTGACAGGAATCGTCACAAGTCGTTGATTTTCAGGCACTTAGGACGAAACCCTCGCAATCGAGCGGAAAGGGCCCGCCACGGCGTCGGACCCCCTTCCCGCTACCCCTACAGCGGCTTCCAAAAGGCTTCTTGTGTAAGTCGTTGATTCTCAGGCACTTAGGAAGGAAAACGCAGGGCCCAGATCGACCAATCAGGACGCGCCTACGAGGCAGCCAGAGGCCTCCTTTAGCGTTAACCGGAACAAGCGACCCGCACTAGTGACCACCACGCTAGAACCGTGCCAAGTTTTTGGCCCGCACTGGAGCGGGCCTCTGGAAGCAGGCCCCGTGCCAACCACCCGGCAGACCCCAAACTATTGTCACTTTTTCAGCTTGACCGGCCCCCTTTTTGGATGGTACAATGGGGGGTTTGGCGCGGGGGGGAGGGGGGGCCATTTCTTCAATCTCCCCTAATTCATTATATTCTTCTAATAAGTCGAAATAAAAATTTCACGGGCCTTTATTTTCAATATAACTCTTTTAATAAACAAAACAAACAAAACAAATATATTCCCCCATTTTCTGTCTATTCTTATGAGTCTAAAAACTCAACAAAAAAATATCCGGGGGCTTTTTTCTATTTAAAAGTCTTTTAATATATTGTCTCTCTGAAAAAAAACTTGACAAAGTAGTTATTTTGGTTAATGATAAGCAGGTATGAATAAATTAATTACTATAGTTTCATTAATTGCCGCGCTTGGCACCTCTGCCTTTGCCGCGAACTCAACAACTAACAACCTAGACTCGCCAATTCAAGCTAGCATCAAGGGCGGATACTCTACAGAGTATCTTGTATATGGAGTAACATATGCTTCTGATGCGCCCTTTGCTGGCTTTGCTATTCAAGCAGAGTATTTTGGCATTGAGTTTGGGGTAAATGGCATTGCTACGCCATCTTCAAATGGTCTTAACCAGAGCGCTTGGGGAATTGGCTTGGGCAAGAACTTTAAGGTAACTCAAAATGTTTCAGCCCACCTTACTGGCGAGGTTCGCAGGTATCTTACCGGCACCTCACCAGTTCCAGACACTACATTCTCAGAGGTTGGCTTAGCTCTAGAGAATAGTCTTGTAACTCCTTATGTTAAGGGAGCTTATGGAGTTGAGGTAAACCAGTACGGTGTAGTTGCTGGGGCTAAGAAGGATATTAATGTGCTTAAGTTGTTTACATTAACCCCAACTTTTGAGTATGGTTATTTTAACGACTATCAGTATTACCTAGGCAAGGTTGGAATCTCTAAGGTTTTCTTTAATCACTTGGAGGTTTTTGCAGAGGGCGCTTATGTTGATAATAATTTCAACACAGGAACAGCCCCAGTTAATTTTGCTCTAAAGAGTTTGAATGGAGAGTTTATTGGTACTGGCGGAGTTCGCTGGAACTTTTAAAATGCTCTAAGGCATAAGTAGTTCTAAATCCTCAAGCCGAAAGGTTTGGGGATTTTTTTTATCTTTTTATTTCTTTTATTTATATAATAAGCAATGTCAAAAGATAAATCACCAAAAGTTCCTCAGCGCGACAAGCTAAAGGAAGAGCTTAGAATTCGAGACTTAAACTGGACCGAAAAGCAAAAAGAATTTATAAAATTAGCTTTAGATAAGAATGTTAAGTTAATATTTATTAGCGGCCCCGCTGGTTCTTCTAAGACCTTGCTGAGTGTTTACTGCGCTCTGCAACTCATGAAAGACAAAAAAATTAGCGAAATTATGTATATTCGCTCTCCAGTAGAGAGTTCAGACAGTAAAATTGGTTTCTTGCCCGGAGATGTAGATGATAAGTTGCAGTTCTATAACTTGCCATTTACAGATAAGTTAGAGGAGTTGTTATCTAAAGCGCAAATAGAAGCTTTAAACCATCAAGAGAGAATAAAAGTTCATCCCTTATCTTTTGTAAGAGGCATGAGCTGGAACTGCAAAGCAATTATTTTAGATGAAGCCCAAAACTGCACTCAAAAAGAAATAATAACTCTAATGACAAGAGTAGGCGAGTTTAGCAAGTGCTTTATCTTAGCTGATCCTGAGCAGTCTGATTTAGCGCTCGGTAAATCAGGTGGATTTGAGAAACTACACGCTCTCTTTGGCGATCAAGAGAGCAAAGACCAAGGAATTCATTCCTTCTCATTCTCTGAAGACGACATTAAGAGAAGCGACCTTGTAAAATTTATAGTCAAAAAACTAAAAAACTTTTCTCCAGCCTTGAGAGTATAAATATTTTGTTAATACAGCTGAAAATTTACGAACCTTCTTTTCTGTTTTATCGAAAAAAAATGCATGCGCAAACTCCTCTATAGTCACAGAAAGCTCTCTTCTAGGCAAGAGATCCTTTTCAATAAGTATTTTAGGATAATCAGAAGTTGGGTTATCGCAAAGACCTTCAGCCGAAAACCGATTAGGGATTTTAATCTTATCCACAGAATATTCGTACCCTTCATCAGTTTTGAATTTGAAACCTTTGCTCATATTTGTTATAATATTTGTAAATGAAAATATACTGTCAAAAATGCGGCACAGGAATTGAATATTCATACGAGAAGCCAAACTTTTGTTTCAAGTGTGGCACTTCTTTTTCGGCAGTCAAGGTTTCCGCCGCTAAAACCGTAACTCCCAGAACACCAATTATTACACAAGAAGAAGAAGATGCAGAAAGTGTTGATGCTCTAGACACTATAAAGAATATGTCCAAGTTAGATGTAGAACTATCATCAGCGCCAGATAGAAAGTCTAAGATAAAAGATATAATGGGCACAAGGTCAGAGTCTTTTAGGGAAGAAGGTCAACAAAGCCAACCAATAAATAAAAAAGAATTTTTAGAATCATTCAAGAAGGAAGCTGGTTTTTATCCTTCTAAAAACGATATAGATGAAGAAAATTAAAATAAAGTTTGAAAATCATCTAGATTTAATCAACGCAGAAATAGCTAAGAGAAGAAGCAAGTGGACGCTTTCTGCTCTTAATTGGATAGATTTTGAGGATGTAGCTCAAATCATTAGATTCCATATTTACAAGAAATGGTCTCTATATGATATCTCTAAACCCATGCTTCCATGGGTTAATCGCATAATCTCCAATCAAATAAAAAACATAATCAGAAACAACTACGGAAACTATGCTCGCCCATGTCTTAAGTGCGCCGCTTCTCTAGGTGAAAATGGTTGTCGTATTTATGGAGAGCAAAATTCAGAATGTCCCTTATATAAGAGCTGGGCTTCTACAAAGAAAAATGCTTATGATATTAAAATGGCTGTGTCTGTAGAGGACCATCCAAATGAAGTAAACAATAAATGTCAAGAAAATTTAAATATTCAAAAAGCTATTAATAATTTAAATGATGTCATGCGCCAAACTCTTAAACCAATGGAGTGGCAAGTGTATCAATTACTATACATAGATCTCAAAACAGAAGAGCAAGCTTGTCGTATTTTAAAACTCAAATTCGATAAAAGCTCTAAAACAGGATACAACAAACAACTCAGAAACATACAAAAATCAATAATAAAGAAAGCCAAAACTATTATTGCTAACGGAGAGGTTGATATATGAATCAAATAACACTATCTCAAGAACAGCAAGATTTAATCATAAAAATTTGGAACGACAATAAAGATAACCCACCAAGTTTACATGAGCTAACTCAAAAAGTATTTTCTGATGTACCTAATGTTGATGGGCGAAGCGTTTATGGAAAAGCAGTTAAAAATTTCTTAGCTTCTAGATCTTTAAATGTAAAAACAAAAAGCCAATACACTCCTAAAAATAGAGTTGATTTTTCCCAAGATCAAAAAGATTTCATAACTAATAATGCTGCATTAATGACTCCTGTAGAAATCGCTAGGGAGTTGTTTAATAATCATTCTTTAAATAATTTATCTATTGAAGCTAGAAGCGTCGAGGAATTTCTAGATACATTGCCCAAGCAAGTCAATCCCGGAGTTCAAGATCAAGACGACAACTCTCAAGGAGAATACAAGCCACCCAAGAACTTAGAGAGAGCTATGGTGCGAGTTAATCGCTATGTTCTAAACGGAGTTGATAAAGACAAATTGACAGCTAGACAAAAAAAAGAATTAACTTCTCTCATTTCTTACTTACATACTTATAGATTCTTACATCAAATTGCTACTTACTTAAGGAGAGAAGATAGAGATCTTTTCGAGAGTAGTTTTATTCGTTATACTTATGATAAATCTGATCTTACTCAAGAGGAGGTTGACCAGTATATTGTTCTATCTACAGAAGTTGTCATCTCATCTAACATCCAAGCCACAATCCAAACACTGCAAGACCAAATAGATACAGAGGTTAATGGTGGCAATAGAATACCTATGCCTTTAGTGGAGGCGGTAAACTCAGCTAGAACAGAATACAACCAGTGCGTTACTCGCCAACAGAAACTTCTCAATGATCTAAAAGTAAAAAGAAGTGAAAGATTACAAAATCAAGTAAAAGAAAATGCTTCTATTTTAAATCTTGTTCAAATGTGGAAAGACGAAGACACAAGAAAAGAAATGTTAAAAATGGCAGAAATGAGAAGAGAAGTATTAAAAGCAGAGGTAGGAAGACTAGCTACACTTGATGATGTTAAGGCTAGAATATTTGGTTTAACAGAAGAGGAGGTTTTAGATGGTTAATTGTAAAATATGCAGTCAAAATTTTGAAACAGATAAATCTTTCCACGCTCATCTAAAGTCTCATAAACTAAGGATGGTAGAATATTATCAGACTTACGAGCCTAGAAAAGATCTCTTAACTGGAGAGTTAATTAATTTTAAAAACAAAGATTACTACTTCTCTAACGACTTCAACACAAAAACAAATATGAAAAAGTGGCTAGAAAAACAGCCACTAGAAGATCAGAAAACTTATTTAATAAATTTATTAAAACAAAGAAAAGAAAAGCGCGATTTAAATTACACTCCTTCTGAAGTTGAGTTGAGATCAATAACTAGCCCTCCAATTACTTTTTACCAAACTCTTTTTGGAGATTATTACTGGATGGCAAATACTTTAGGGTTCAAAAATAAATACATTTACCCCAAAGAGAGTCTAAAATTTGAAATAAAAGATGGATTTAAAATATTTATAGACTCTAGAGAGCAAATGCCTCTTAAAATAGATTACCCAACTGAGATTAAGGGATTAAAATTTGGAGACTACGCCCTTAATGATCCCGAAAATAAATGCTATATAGAAAGAAAATCTATAAAAGATTTTATTGGCACAATGAGTGGCGGGTTCGAAAGATTTTGTCGAGAAATAGAAAGAGCGCAGTCAGCAGAAGCAAATTTAATTGTTTTAGTTGAGCGACCATTAAGAGAGTGTTTATCTTTTAATTATGTTAGTTATGTATCTAAAAAAATAAAGGCAACTCCAGAGTTTATATTTTTTAATGTTAGAGAAATTATTCAGAAATATCCCAACGTTCAATTCTTATTCGTTGATGGACGAGAAGAATGCGTTAGGGTTATGAAAACAATATTCTTCTCTAATGGAGAATATAAAAAATACGATCTTCAACTCATGTATGATTTAAAGTTGCTTTAATATGTGGCATCCAGCTGAAAAATACAAAAAGAAAACAGAAAATTACGTAGAAATATTTTCTAAACTACAAGGAGAGTTGGAAGATAAAGAAGCTAAGATTACTTTAGCTAAATTTTTAAGGCAGAATTTATACTTTACTACTTATTTATTAACGGGAATTAAACTATCGCCTTATCAAGAGATAACTCTTAAGGGAATGTTTAATAGAAACTTTAATATGTGTGTTTGGGGTCGTGGTTGCGCCAAGTCATTCATAGCTAGTGTTTATTGTGTGCTGCAATGTATATTCGAACCTAATACAAAAATTTTAATAGCTGGCCCAACCTTTCGTACAGCTAGAGCTATATTTAATAATATAGAAAAAATGACAGAAAGCAAAGGCGCTGAGTTATTACTTCAAGCTTTTGGTGGTAAAAGCAAAAGGAATGACTTATACGAATGGGATATCAATGGTGGATCTATTAGAGCTATTCCTTTAAGCGGCGAAAAGATTCGTGGTTTCCGCGCTAACATTCTAGTTCTGGATGAGTTTCTTCTTTTGCCCGAAGAGATAATTAAGAATGTATTGATGCCATTCCTCGTTGCTCCTCAAGACATGAAGAGGCGTATAGATATTCGAGAAATGGAAGATCTTCTCATTAAAGAGGGAAAGATGAAAGAAGAAGAGAGAATGATTTTTACAAACAATTCTAAAATGATTGCTCTTTCTTCAGCTAGTTATACGTTTGAAAATTTATATAAAACTTATCAAGAGTGGATCAATCAAATTACCTCTCCAGAAAAGGGCGAGTCTTCTTATTTTGTTTCTCAATTAGGTTACGAAGCTCTTCCTCCTGAAATGGTTGACAAAACTATTATAGAAGAAGCTCAAAGCGGAGGAACTTCTCACTCAGCGTTTCTGAGAGAGTATTGTGCTCAATTCACAGACGGGTCAGACAGTTATTTCAGTGCAAAGAAAATGGAAGAATGTACTCTGAAAGATGAATACCCGCACAGTTTAATAAAAGGAACTCCCGGCAAAAAATATATTGTAGGTATTGACCCTAACATGAGCGATTCTCCTAATGCAGATTATTTTGCAATAGCAGTTATGGAGCTAGACGAGGAAACTGGAATTGGAATTTTAGTTCACACTTATGCGGGGTTAGGAAATTTAAATAATCACGTTAAATATTTTGGCTACATTATGACTCATTTTGATGTTGTTATGATAGTATGCGATAACGCAGGTGGAGATATCTTTTTTGACACATGCAATCAATCAGAAGTATTTAAAAATGAAAAAATAAATATTAAGTGTCTCAACTTCAACTCTGAACTAGACGGAACTGAACAAGAAGTAGAGTTAAGAAACGCAAAAGCTCAATATAATTTATCAGAAAGAAGAATAGCCTTTAATCAAGTATTCTCTTCTAACTTTATTAGAAAAGGAAATGAATATTTACAAGCTTGCATTGATTATAAAAAAGTTTTATTCGCTTCTAGAACTTGCTCTAACGAAAAGTTTTTCAGTCAATCAATTGGAATTCAATTACCCAGAGATCTTGCGTTTTCTGCGGATAAGCAAGACTGGACTAATTTAGATTTTATAGAAAATCAAGATGACTTTATTTATCAAACTAAAAAACAATGCGCTTTAGTAGAATACACGACGACATCTAGAGGAATGCAAAATTTTGATTTACCTCAACATTTAAAGAGAGGTTCTTCAACAACAAGAGCTAGAAAAGATAACTATTCTGCATTTATGTTGGCTAATTGGGCGGTTAAATGTTATAATGACATAATGAAACAAAATGTAGAAAATAATACATTTACTTTTACTCCAATAATGTTTTAGTGTAATTTCTTAAAGGTATGGCGAATTTAGTTAGGAGAAAACAAGTTGATCAATTAGAATTTTCTGGCTTTTTTGTAGAAGTCGGAGATGTAAATTATTATCCACTTGATTCTAATCCTTCTAGTTATATTACTAATTCAAATCTTTCTACAGCTACAGGACAAATTTATGTAGATCTAAATGCTGTTTCTGGAAATTTAAATACAAGAATTTCTGTTGAGAGTCAAAATAGTAGTGGTTATACAGTTTTAACTAGTGGAAATTTAATATCTACTTTAAACTCTTCTGGTTCTTCTTTAACTTCTTCAATCAATTCTTTAAGTGGATATGTGGTATCAGTTAGCGGAAGTTTAACTGGACAAATATACAGCGCTAGCGGAGCTTTAAATTCGAAGCTCAATACAACGAGTGGTGATTTAAAAACTTATACAAATGCAGTTTCTGGAAATTTATCCACTCAAATAACGAATAACTCTTCAGTCACAACAGTTAACTCAATAGTTAGCGGAGTTAATTTTAATTTTACAGGTCAGAAGATATTTAATTCTACAATTTCAGCTCCTAGAGTAAATTTTTCAGGGGTCTCAGCTTCTAGTCAAATTGCTCTCGTTGCCTCTTCAGGAATGGTTTCTGTTGTTGGAGCTTCAGGAACCTTCATGTCTTTCGTTGAGACGGGGGTGGGTAATACTTCAAATACTTTATTTGCTGTGACTGATTCTGCTGGAATCCCAATGATAGAGTTGTATGACGATAGTAAATTAGTTTTAGGAAGAGATTCTAGAAAATCAATATTTTTAAGTGGAGTATCTGGATACGTAATCATGCCTAGTCTGCCTAACGAGACTCAGATTTCAACACTTCCAGCTGGAACACTTTACAAGAGCGGAAATTATTTAATGATTAAATAGGAATAAAAATGAGAAAGAAAAAACTACAAGAAATAATCCCTTTAATGACAACCGCTTCTGCGGCGACAGAAATTCCTATTACTGCTCGCAGAAATGTTGCGGGCACTATAGAAAGAACAGATCGTTTTCATAACATTGAATTTGGATTGGTTCCTTTTAAATATTCTAACAACATCTCTAACAAAAGCTCTTTGAATGTTCGAGATGCTGTTATTCTTTGTCAAAAAGCTTATTATAACTTTTCTTCTTTTAGAAATGTTATTGATTTAATGACTGAGTTTTCTTGTAGTCCAATTTACTTTACTGGAGGAAATAAAAAATCAAGAGACTTTTTAACAGCTTTATTTAAAAAGATAAATATTGATAATTTTGTAGATAAGTTTTTTAGAGAGTATTATCGTTCTGGAAATGTTTTTATTTATAGATTCGATTACAAAGTTACCGAAGAAGATATAAATAAAATCACTCAAGTATTTGGAAATGAAGTTTCTACAGCAGCAGCTCCACTTCAATTGCCATCAATGTATATGGTGTTGAATCCAGCTGATATTCAGTATGGTGGAAATATTTCTTTTGTTGGTACAAATTACTATAAGATTTTAACTGATTACGAATTAGAAAGACTAAGAAACCCAACGACAGACGAAGACAGAGAAGTATTAAAGAGCTTAAGTGAAGAAAATAAATTAAGACTAAAGAAAAAGAGCATATCTGGAGCTGGAGCTTTCATTACAATTCCTCTCAACACAGAAAAAGTTTCAGCAGTATTTTATAAGAAACAAGATTACGAGCCATTTGCTATTCCTATGGGCTTCCCAGTTTTGGAGGATATAAACTGGAAGCAAGAAATGAAAAAGATGGACATGGCTCTTACTCGCACAACCCAACAGTCTGTGCTTTTAATCACCATGGGAAGCGAGTTGAAGAGTGGAGCTTTAAATATTAATCAAAAGAATATTGAAGCTATGCAAACTCTTTTCCAAAATCAATCAGTTGGAAAGGTTCTTGTATCTGATTTTACAACTAAAGCTGAATTTATTATCCCTAAGATTGCTGATATTCTTGATCCAAGAAAATACGAGGTAGTAAATACAGATATTCAGCAAGGATTAAATAATATATTAATTGGAGATGAGAAATTCTCTAGCACTAGCATAAAGGTAAATATTTTCATGCAAAGACTAGAGCAAGGAAGAAAAGCTTTTATAAATAACTTTTTAATTCCAGAGGTAAAGAAACTATGCAAGAGTTTGGGATTCAAGAATTTCCCGACCCCTCATTTTGAAGAGATCGATATTCGTGATGCTTCTATTTGGAATAGAGTTGTAGCTCAATTAATGCAACTTGGAGTACTCACAGCAGAGGAAGGTGTTCAAGCAATTGAAACAGGAAGACTTCCAGATTCAGAAGAGTCTGTAGAGTCTCAAAGAAAATTCAAAGAATTAAAAGACGAAGGACTTTACGCTCCCTTAACTCCTACTCCAAATGCAGGATTGAACACAGGAAGACCGCCCGGATCTTCTTCTCCTCAAAGCAGCAAAAATGTTTCACCAAAAGGAGAAAATAAAAAAGCTCCAGCAATAGCTAGTTTTTCAGTTGGAAAAGTCTCAGCTTCATTTAAAGACTTTGAAACTTTAACAGCTCAAGTTGAGGAGTTTTTAAAGAAAAAACATAAAAAGAAATCTTTAAACGAAGAACAAAAAAATATTTGCGAAGAAATAGCTAAGAATATTTTTATAAACGAAGACAAATCTAGTTGGGCAAGCTCTATTAAAAATTATATCAACCCCGAATACAAACCTCAAAACAAAGAAAAGTTAAAAGAATTAAAGACTATTATGGACGAGCATTCTATAGAGCTATTTCATGCTGCTATATTAAATCATAGTCAAAAATTGTGATTATTAGTGTAATTTTAAAGGATATAATAAATGAGCGAAACTGAAACAGAGGCAGTTAATATGAAATCTGCTAAACAAAATCTATTTATTTTAGATTTTAGTAATTCAGATTCAACCTCAAGTGAGGTGATCAAGGCCGAAAGGGATGGGAGAAAGGCAGATTCTTTAGAGGTTCATATAGAGGCAAAAAGACCCGGGCCTAAAAGCTCCGCTCAAACTCCAGCTAAGCCCTCAGAGAGAAGAAGTGGTTCTTCTAAAAATAAAGCTGGTTCTGCTGGAGAAAATTCAGGAGATGCAATTAGTTTTTCTAAAAAAGTAATAGAAGCTTTACAAAATAAAGTAAAAGAACACAATTCTAAAAGCTCAAGAAAAGTTACTCTTTCTCAATTAAAAAAAGTATTTAGAAGAGGGGCAGGAGCATATAGCTCATCTCACCGACCCGGAATTTCAAGAACAGCTTGGGGTTTAGCCCGTGTGAATGCATTTTTAAGACTTGTGAAGGGCGAAAAAGTAAAAGATAGCTACAAAAAAGCGGACAAAGATCTTCTATGAATAATAAATTATATAAAAGAGGAGATTTTTGTAATGTTAGACAAAAATATTTTTGGAGTTATATCAATAAAAATAAAGAATATTGGATTTCTATAGAAAAATTTAACTCTTATAAAAGCAAACAAGCATCTATTGAGTATAAACAGAAAAAGAAAAATTGGAATTCTTTATATCGAACAGAATCTAATAGCAAGAGAAGAGAAAGATACAATCAAGATTTAAAATATAAAAACTACCGACTTTCTCAATCTAAAATTTATAGAGAAAAAAACAAGAAGCCTCGTTCACTAGAGCAATTGTCTAAACATGCGAATTCAGAAAGGGCTAGAAAAGAAAAAATTAAAACTCCATTGATTTTGCGTAATTTATGTCAAGTTTTTTATGATACAGCCAAGTCTTTAGAATCAATTACTGGCGATAAGTATCACGTTGATCATATTATTCCATTATCTAAAGGAGGTAGGCACGAACCTTGGAATTTACAAGTTTTAACAGCTCAACAAAATTTAAAAAAATCTAATAAGATATGAAAAAATTAGAAATAGATATATTAGAAGATGCCAAACTTTTAGAAGAAGATTTTCTTCAAGCCGAAGCCGATATAAAAGAATTCAGTCTAGATTTTGAATTCGATTCTGTAGACGAGCTTTATTTAGATGATGAAGAACAAGCTCAAAAATGGTACGAAATATAATTATGAATTTTAAATATACTACAACTTTTAGTTCAATATTAAAACCTCTAGTCTCAGAAGAGAAGGATAAATATTTAGCCTTAGCTTCTCTAATGGAGGTGGGTAATTTTATTCCCAATGTTGATACCAATAAAAATGTTGACCTTTTGCCTGTTGCTTTTAATGCCGCAGTTGTCAATAGAGTTAATAAAAATGGAGATGTAATTGATGCAGAAACTGCTGCTTCAATTTATAAAGATTTTATTAATAAACCCATCAATTTAGAACACAATAGAGAAAAAATTATTGGAGTTATTTTAACTGCTGGATTTAGTGAATTTGGCACTGATACTGTTCTAACAGAAGAACAAATTAAAAATCTTAAAGGGCCATTTAATATTACTTTGGGAGGAGTTCTTTGGAGAATAGCTAATCCTCACTTAGCGGATATGATTGAAGATTCAAGTGACTCTTCTAGCTCTAATTATCAAAAAATAAGTGCAAGTTGGGAGCTAGGATTTAGTGATTATAATTTAGTAATGATAGAGGGAGAGTCGAAAAATATTGAAGATGGCTCAGTAATTTCTGATCTAGACCAAATTGAAACATTAAAGGCTAATTTAAGAGCTTTTGGTGGATCTGGAAAAATTGACAAAAACAAATCAATTTATAGAAAAGTTGTAGGAAACGTTATTCCATTAGGTATTGGTTTAACCGAAACCCCAGCCGCAGATGTCAAAGGGATAACAACTTCCAAACCTCAACAAGAAGAAGCGAAAGCTGAAGAAATTATTTCCAAAAACGAAAATTTAAATGTAAATAACACTATAGATCAAGATACTATGAAAATTACAAGCATCAAGGATATAACAGATGAAAACTTGAAGCAAGTTTCTGCATCTCAAATTTCCGATTTAATCGAACAAGAGCTTAAAACCGCTTCCGAAAAATACGCTGCCGAGAAAGCAGCTGTCGAAACAGCTCTTAAAGCAGCAGAGGAGAAATATTCCTCTCTCTTTTCTTCTCAAGAATCACTTAAGCAAGAAGTTGATTCTCTTAAAACAGCTCTCGAGTCAGCCCAAAATGAAATTCAAAAAGCAGCCGCTTCTGAGCTTTTCAACACCAGAATGTCTGCCTTTGACGCTGAATACGATTTAGATTCTGAAGCTAGAGAAGTAATTGCTAATGATATTTTAAATCTTGATGAAGCTGCCTTCGCTGCCTATAAGAATAAAATGGCAGTATTTATGAAAAATAAGAAGAAGGGAGCTAAACCAGAAGTTAAGGAAGTTTCTAAGGAAGAATCTTCTGAAGTTAAAGCTTCTGTTAGTGAAGTTATCGAAGAGGTTGCTGATAAGTCTCAAAAAGAAATAGCAGCTGTTCCTGCTACCTCTACCGCATCTGAGACAACTCTCTTTGATAAATACAAAAAAGCTTTTGACTACGAAGGATTCGTAGTCAGTAAATAACAAACAAATAATAAAATAAAGGAAAAATATGGCTTATAAATTAAGACCTTTTAGAGATTATGACGAACACGATGTTTTAAATCTGTTCTCATACGACACAACTGGTTTAACAGCCGGATCAATCAACGTAAACGCAGGCGTTCTCGTTAAGATTGCAACTGGTTGGAAAAACTATGATTCAGGAGTAGAGCTTGGAGGCGGACTCGAGTTTATCGGTGGCGCTGGAACTCTACAACCAACCAATGTAGTTTCTCAACGTTTCGGTGTTACCGCTAAGGTTGTAGCTTCTACTACTGGAGAAACCCCACTCGGAATGACTCTTTACGGAGTTAGAGATACTGATGAGAACGGAGAACTTCTCAAGTACAAGCCTCGTAAAGCTGCCGAAATGCAAGTTGTTATTCCCGGCCAAGCTGTTCCAGTCGTAACAAGAGGCGTTTTCTTGCTTCAAGGAGTTCTTGGAACTCCAGCTGCTGGAGGAACCGCTTACGCTGGTCTAACAGGCCAAATCACATCTTCCACTGGATCAGCTGGAATCGCAAACGTAGCTATCGGTAAGTTCCTTGGGGCTGCTGATACAAACGGTGAAACCCTCGTTAAATTAGCCCTATAATATAAAGGATAAACATGAGAATTAAACTTAAAAACACACCTGAACAAGTAGAGCTTATCAAGGCTCTTGGTTCTAAAAATAGACTTGTTGCTGCTGAAGCTTCTGAAGCCTTCGCTGCATTTCTTGGACCTGTTATCCAAAGAGTTATTCTTCAAGCTGGTACTGCATCACAAATTTATACAGATGCTCCATTTGATGAGAATGATTCTCCCAGCTATCCTCTCGACTTGTATTATAACGAGTTGAATAACGGATATGTTAGCGTTTGGTCTCAAACTCTCGCTGGTGGATTACCTAGCTCCCAAGACGTTTCTGCAATTCAAGAAGTCAAAATTGCTACCTATCGTCTCGATAGCGCAGTATCAATCAACAAGCGTTATGCTCGCCAAGCCCGTTTAGACGTTATTGCTAAATTGGTTGAGCGTATGTCTCAAGAAGTTCTTGTAAAGCAAGAGCGTAATGCTTGGGCAGTTCTTTTGAAAGCCCTTGGAGAAGCTTCAACTACTCCTTCAGGCGGATCTGCTCTTAAGCACTACATTGCTGCTGGAACAGCTGGACAATTCAAGCTCGACGACCTCAACAAGCTCATGACTCGCGTCAAGAGAATCAATGAGTCTTGGGCTGGTGGTACTCCTGCTGATCCTTATAGCACTGGACTTACTGATCTTTATGTCTCTCCTGAGATTAAAGAGAAGATTCGTGCTTTTGCTTACAATCCATTAAATACAGTTGCTGGAGTTAGAACCGCTGGCAGCTCTTCTACAAGCACTGAATCAGCCATCGCTCTTCCTGACGGAATGAGAGAGGAGATTTATCGTAACGCTGGTATGCAAGAGATCTACGGAGTTAACATCATCGAGTTGATTGAGCTTGGTCTTTCCAAGAAGTACAACATTCTCTTTGATTCTTACATCTCTGAGACTTCAACTCTTGGTGGAGCTTTCGATCCTTCGACCTACCAAATTCTTGTTGGCGTTGATAACACTAAGGGTGCTTTAATTCGCCCTGTTGCTACAACCTCTGAGACAGGAAGCCAATTCAACGTTCAACCAGACGATCAATTCCTCCAAAGAACTGATAAGACTGGTTTCTACGGTTCAATGGAAGAGGGTCGTATCTGTATCGATGCCCGCGCTCTCTCTGGAATCATCGTTTAATTAAATAAACTTCAACAAAACCCGCTGGGGAAACCCGGCGGGTTTTTTTATTTGATTTATGTATTTTATTTTTTTATAACTAAGTATGAGCAAAAGAGCTAAGCTTAAAGATTTAAAACAAATAGATGGCAAAGCTGAACCATCGAGTCCAATGACTTTAGATCAAATTTGGGGAGAGAGAGGTTTGACTAAATACGGAACTAATAGCGTAGAAGAATATAAAGAATATTTAAGAAATTTAAATAGAACAGACATGCACGCTCATGCTATTCAGGTGGGAATTTTGCCAAATGATAACTTGGAAATTTTAGTCGCGAGGCTAGAGCGAGAATTTATGCGTCATGTATCTTCTTTTAGTGCGCCCACAGAAAAGCCCAAAAGAGAAAAAAAAGCTAGCAAAGAAATTCAGAAGATTTTATCTGAAGGTAGATAATCTGTGTAATTCATTAGATGGGAAACTTAGTCAGATTAAAACAATTAGATCAGGTTGAGCTTTCTGGATATGTAAAACAAGTAAGTGATTCTAATTATTATCCTGCAAGTAATCCTTCAGGGTTTATTGATTCTGTTGTAGGAGATCCAGACTTTGATCAGCTAAGTTTGGATCTTTCTACTTTAAGTGGAGATTTAAATTCTTCAATTTCTAGCACTGGAAATACCTTAGCTGCTAATTTAAATTCTACTGGCTCTGCATTATCTACAAAAATAGATAATCTTAGTGGATATGTAGAAGTTTCGAATAGTAAAATATCTACTGTTTCTGGTAATGTTAATTATGCACAATACTTAGCGACTGGTTTAGATTATTCTAGCAATGTTCTTTTATCTGGTGATATAATAAATACTAGTGGTTATGCTCTAGGAATAAGTGGAGCATTAAACACAAAAATTAATACAGCGAGCGGAAACTTATCTTCTAGAATTTCTTCTCTAGAGAATACTTTTACAATTAGTGGAGCTAGCTTTTTAGATTTAGTTTCTAATAATCAAACTGTATTAGGGCAAAAAAGTTTTGATGCTAAAACTAATTTTAAATTAATCAATATAGTTCCTGTTAATGGGGACTATTCTAATCCGGGCGGTCAAAACAATTATTTATATACTCAATTTTTAAATGATACTTTGTTTTTCATGAGTGGTCAAGGCAATATTACGGGAGATATTTTTGTAACAAAAATTAGATATCCCAATAACGAAGAGTGCATAATATCTTCGAATATTTATACCGGAAGTTATTGATATGCCAACAATTATTGGTACATATGATTCAGCAGCAAAAAATTGTGTTTTATTATACGATTTTTCCGCTGGCTCTTATGATGGTGAGCCAACAATAAATCTATTTCCTCAACCAAATACTAATTCTGAGTTTCAAATAAAACCAAGTGATGCTGCTAGAGCTTTTTATAAATTAGATTATTATCAAAATGTAAGTGGTCAAGGAACTTTTGCAGATAACGCTCCCGGTCCTTATATAGATTCAGATTCTATATACAAATATAATTTTACTACAACACAATACGACACCAGCGTTACTCAGACGGGTGGAGGAAATAAACATGGTTATTTAATCAATATAGTAAGAGGAGAAACTTACACAGCTTCATTAGATGTTTATATTTCCACTGGTCACCCAAGGACTGGAGTGCAAACTGTTTTCAGTTTAAACCCAAACTTATCAGGAGTTTTTGCAACCTTATCTGGTTCTTATGACTGTAGTAAAAAAGGAACTTGGCAAAGTATAAACCAAAAAGTTTTCGTGCCAGCTGCTGTTAATTCCCTTTCTTTAAATTCAACTTATTATGAAATATCAGTAGCTACAAAAACAGTTCAACATCCTTACTATGGATCTGGATCGAGCTATGGATTTGTAGTTGGTAACACTCAAGGAAGAACTTTAAATTTATATAAAGGTGGCACTTATATATTCACGCAAACTAACAGCACAAATGCTAGTGATGAATTATATTTAAGCACGACAGCTAATTCTGGTGGTGGAGCAAATTCTTATTCTAATGGATTTTCTTATTATGGAAATAAAGGATTTGATGGTTATGCTATTTTCAATGTTCCATACAATGCTCCTACAATACTCTATTATAATTCTAGAGCAAATGGTTCTTCTTATGTTGGCGGAAGAATAAATATTCTTGGCGGATATAATACTGGCAACACAGGAAACACAGGTTCAGTTGGTAGTTCAGGGTCGGGGGGTTCTTCTGGGTCTTCAGGATCTACAACAAGTGTAACCTCAGAAGCTTATGCTGTTTGTTTTGATCCAACAAGAGGAATATTAAATTCTAGCTATGGAAATATAGATGGGGGATATATTCTTTATAAAAATATGCAGTTTGAACGAAATAAAAAAATGTTCAGAGGCATAATACACAAAACTCAATTTACTGCTACATCTAGATCTAGTCTATCTTCATGTATTGATTTAACTGGCGGAAATAATAACAGCAATTTACTAAATGCTAATTTTGATTCTTTAGCTTATTTATTTTTTGCTCAAAGAGCAAATATTGGAGATGGTGGTTTTATAGACTTAAATTTAAAAAACGCTAAAGACAAACAATTTTTAATTGGCAGCAATAAAACAGTATCTTTTGATTTTTGGTTTAAGCAAACAAACAATTCAAATTCTAGAGCTGTTCTTTTTGCAAGATCATCTGGAGTCTCTGGAGAATTATTTGTTGAAAATCAGGGCTATCCGCAGTTAATTTTTATTCAAGATAAAAGAGTATTCTTTTCTTTTACTAGTTCAGCTAATGCGACTTTTGCTGGCTTTACAAATAGACTTATTGAAATTAATAATTTATATCATGTTGTTGTTTCTATAAATTTAAATGCGGCCTTGGGACAAAAAGTAAAAATATATATAAATGGTTCTGAAACAGATGTTTCAGTTTATGATATTTTAGATCCTCCAAGTAATTTTTCTTTTGTTAATATTTCTTCTGCTATAAAAACAATAGGTAAAACTCCAGTCATAAATGAAGAAACTGCTGGTTTTAAATCTAATGCAAATCAATTTTATTGTATATCTTCTTATGATGATAATGGAGAGTCTTTAAGATCTAATCCTATTTCTGTTTCAATTAATAGTCTTAAAAGATCAGTGCAATTGCGTTGGAGTGAAGTGCTCGGGGCTAAAGGATATTATATTTATAGATCTAAATCTTCATCATTTGGTCCTGTTTCTTTGTTAGCAACAATAGATGGAAGTAGAACAATAAATTATATCGATGAAAATTTCCCAACAAAAGTAGGAACACCAAAAACAGTCAACTCTTATAATTATTATTACGATTCTAATTCTACAGACTTTGTTGATGACTCTTTTGCAAAAGTAGTGTTTGGAGATTATCCTACAACATCAGGAGTCCCAAATTATTTTGAGGGGTATATTTTTAGAATTGGAATATACAATACAAACATAGATTCAAAACAAGCTATTAGAAATTACAATTCATTTTTGTACAGATTCAATTCTGGAAACTCTTACTTATCAAGAGAAATTTTCAAACCCAAAAGTGTAATTTATAAAAAGGTTAAATTTTAATCATGGCTATTACAAGGTATGCGGGAGATAGATTTTACGGTCTAGATACAGAAAAAAATAGTCTGTTATCTAAGGTACTTGATGGAGCTACTTATAGCGCATCAGATACTTTATTGACTTATTTAAAAGTAAATGGTTCGTGGTTATTGATTTCAGGAGGAAGTTCTTCTTCTGGAGTAGCTGGATCTAGCGGCACTTCGGGTTCTTCAGGATCTAGAGGAACGTCTGGAAGCTCAGGGACTTCTGGCTCCTCAGGAACAAGCGGTTCTTCTGGAACATCTGGAAGTTCTGGCACATCTGGAAGTTCTGGTACATCAGGTTCCTCAGGA